ATCGTAACTTCCATCTTCTCCACCCCAAACAGAAACTGCTTGAGTGTTTGGAAATAATTTTCTTGCAAATGTTTTGTAATCATCTACTGTTACACATCTTCCTTGAGCTGCATAATCTAATGGTGCATTTAATTTTATAGATTGTATAGATTCTGATTCAGAACCACCAGAAGCATTTGTAACTGTAGTGATTGTGATATCAGTTACAGTATCAATACTTGAAGGTGAACTAAATGTAGATGCTCCATTTGATAAAGTTTTATTAGTAACCACATATTGTAATACAACTATGTTACCATCTGACAACCCTTTACTAATTATACCATCACCAAAGTAAATTTCATACAAACCACTATCAGTTTCCTGTAAGAAGTAAACTGTGCTTGATGCAGACAGTTGTGTTATGTCTGTTGCTTTTGTATAAGTTGTAGTCGCACTATCAGAAGATGAGTTTTGCACTTTAACTGTTAGCGTTGTAGTATCTGCTCTTGGGTCTGATAATAAAAATCTTTGGTCAACGTCAGAAGTATCGGTAGTATATCTTGTAGTAACGTAACTACCTTCGTAAATTTTTACACTATCAAAAGGAACTGCACTACCTGTGTTACTTGCAGTTACATCGCCAACTGTAACAAATTGATAAGATGTTCCATCAATAACAGATAAGAATGCTGTTCCTGCTGACATTGTTTTTGTACTTGCAGTTGTTGCCAAACTTACATTGATTACTGCGATTGGTGCTCTAGGTGATGACACTTCATAACCTAAAGTCTTTGCGTGAGATACAACACTTGAACGAAGTGCAGAACTATCTAAGAACATTTCGTTTGCCAACATGTTCATATTGAAACCTAGATAGTGAGTGTTGTAAGCAAGAGTATCTAAGAGAATGTTTATACCAGAACCTTCAAAGTCATAATCTTTAAATTCTGTTTGTGCTTTTAAGAATATCTTTAAATTTTCTTTGATGTTATCAAAGTCTAATTCCGTTACTCTAAGTTTTTTGTCATTGACTGCCATTATCGTATTCTCTCTAGCATGACCGATAGGTCTACTAATTCTGTGGGTGCGTTTACTACATAAAAATGTATAGACAATTCATATGCATTTCTATCCAAGTCTGGTATTGCTCTAACCCCTACTAATCTTGCTCGTGGTTCAAAGTTTTCAATTACATCTTCTACCTTTCTAGCAATAATCTGAGCAACGATTGGTGTCATATTTTCAAATAACATTTCACGAACACCACCTGCTATTTCTGGGTGAAATGGTTTATCGTAAGTGTTTAATAATATTAGGTTTCTTACTGACCTCTTAACTGCTTGTACATCAGTTACTTTATTTACATCAGAACCTACTACCCTTTTTCCAAAGAATAAATCTAAGTCAGAGTACTGTCTGACATTACGACTGATGTCATTATTTGCTTGTGCATCTTTATATGCAGAGTCTGCCATGTGAGTTCCCTAAGTCTTTATAGATTATTTATAAGGGGAATTAGACAGTCTCTGTATATTTCTTAATTGAATCTGATATTAATTTTTTATCAAGAGCAACACCTTCTATCTTTGTAAACCCCTTTGTTACTTCTTCTAATATGACATCTGGCTCCATCACAAATTTTGTAATCTTTGTTTTAGCAGTAATCACTTCTTTAGTAGTAGCAAGAATAACATCTGCACTTTGTTTTATAGGTTCGGTTGCTCCGCTTGGTATAGAGAGATTATCTAAAGAACAAATGTCTATACTTTTTAAATCACCTAAAGAATCTAAGTCTATTAGATTTCCAAACTGAGATTTAAGAGATGCAAACTTACTTAGATATCCAAACGAACCTATATCAAGATTATTAAGTGCTTTTAACTCTGCTTGTAAATTTGTGCTTGGTAAATCAGGAAGTTTTGGTATCATACTAGTAACTTTACTTTTTAAACTTGTTAAGTTACCTTCTATCGCACTTGCGATATCAGATGCAGCACCAACAGTTCCTGATACTGCATCTGTCATACCAGACTTTAAAGTGTCAAAAGAACCTAAGACATCTCCTTGTAATGTGGATGCTCCACACAAACCACCTGATTTTAGTTTATTTAATAATGACATATTTTATCTCCTATCCTACATTTACATTTGACGAACCTGGCAGAGCTGGATGCAAACAAGTGGCAAAATCTCCAGCATTACAAACTGCAACACCACCAATAAAAACATTGTTAGAACCAGCAATCATTATAGCGGCAGCATGAGAACCAGAACCATGACCTGTTACAGGGTCGGCATTTACAATAATATTATTACCATTTGCTTTAACAGTATTGTTTTGTACTGCGATACAAAGACCCCCTGCTATATCTATATTCCTAATTACTCCTGGCATATCCTCTCCTAATTTAAATTAATTACTTCTCCATCTATATCTACTTCTTCTTCTGAGTTGATTGACAGTTTTCCTGTTGACTTCATATCTAAACTTGTTCCAGCAATAATTGCAACACTTCCGTCTGTACTACTAGCAGCAGTTATACTTGTAGTCTTCAATGAAATTATTCCTAACGATTCTGCTGTTGTCAATGTCATACTACCTATACTAGTTATGAAGTGGTCACCACCAACAGTAGTTCCAAAGTTACCACCAATGTTTAAATCATAATCTCTACTTTGTGCTACATCATCTGTACCAACACCACCTTTAACAGAACCACCAATATTATATGAATGATTACCTATGACTACTTCCTCTAAGTTACCAGCACCACCAGCACCAATCATTGATTGTTCATTACCATAAACTAACTTTGTAAAATCTCCACCAACTTCTAGTATGTAATCACCTTCTATAAATTCTCTTTTTGTTCCATAAGTGGTCATAGTGACATCACCCTGAATAAAAATATTTGAACGACCTACAATCATTTCATAATTGTCACCAACCACCTTTACTGTCTTTGTACCATCTGCAACAATTTCTTCGTAGGTGCCAGACTTGTGTTGTGTTAATAATCTTTCCCCATTCGGTGTATCATCTATTTCAGATACATGTCCAGATTCAGATTCGTGTACATGATTAAAAGGATATTGTCCTGTATCTGTTCCTGTAGTTTCTACTCCTCTAGGATTAGGTTCACTAAATGTAATGTTAACTTCATTTGAGGTGTTAGTAGATACAGATGGTATGAAAGGTTTTCTTGCCTCAACAATACCTTTAAATTGATTCTTTCTTCTTTCAATTAATAGTTTATGAGTTTCTGCATCTTCACCTCTGGCAAGTCTTGATACATCTGATTCACCTGTAGTGTGATAAGAGTGTGTAATCGTGCCAGGATATTTTCCGTTGGGGTCATTGAAACCTTTACTCGGAACACTTGTAAAACCTAAGTCTACAGGTCCACGATTGTCATCAACACTTAAATTTTCTTTAGCAGATGTTTGTGGTACGCCCGGCAACGAACCCATAATGATAGGTTGTTGTTTTTCATTTGCATCACGAAAGAATCCAATTACCCATGTACCTTCCGTAAGAAATGATGGACTGTTACCAAGACCTTGCATTGCTGGGTCAGTAACAGGATGCATAACATGTGCCCACGGCAAGTCTGCTGATGGGATATCAATTAAATCTTCTGTGTGGTAACCTAGACAACGGACTTGTACTCTACCTAGTTTAGCAGGGTCGTTACGATTCTCTACAACACCAGTAAACCATACGAAACCATCTAGGCCCATAAAATAGTTTTCATTCATGAAGGTATTTATAAGACTAGATAGGAACTTGTGTTAAGCGTTGTAACGATAATCCAAATAGATATTACCAGCAAGAACTATTCTTTCTTCATTAACTTCTTCTGACACCTTTGGAACTTCGTGGATAACATGGCCCGGAAAAATAACTATCTCATCTTCGTGTGGAAAGACATCTAGTTTTGCTTGTGGAAAATGTAGAGGGGGTGAACCATTCGGTACTTGCACATAATATACCCAAGACCATAAGGCAGGCCCATGTGTATGAGGTTTAGTGTAATGATACTTTTCATAGATTGCACCCCAACAGTCAAAGGTAAAAAATTTATCTAGTTTACCTTTCTGGTCGTTAAGAGTAACTTTGCGAACGACATCAATTGCTTTCTCACAAATAGTATTGACTATCGGATAGTCTTGATGTAGAAACCAATTCGTCATATATGCTTTGACGTTTGTCTTACGTGCTTCCTCGTGTTTGTGAGTCGCAATGATGGATTGTATTTCCAATCGGTTATCCACCGACATACCTAGAGGTCTACGAAGGACTCGTTCTTGTTTGACAAAGGTATGTAGTTCTGATTCGGTTTTCAGATTGTTGGACAAGTCTTTGAGATTCATTTAACTTTTGATAGTAGATGGATAAGGTTCAAAGTCATCCATGCGTTCAACTAACTTCTTTGCTCTCTGTACTTCTGCTGCTGTGGTTGCCAAGTCAATTCGCATATCGGTAAGTCGGTCATCTATCTGTCCTAACTTCTCCACCATTCTATCCAACAGAAAATACAAATAGACACAACCCAAATAAAATATTATTCCTGTAATCCACGCAATCGTATACAACATAATCTACCCTCACTAGTTAATAAAGTATTGCTAATGTCAATTCATTGAGAATGGTTGTCATTAACATATCACTTAATTTTATAAAAATATTTTCAATCAATCTTTCCACTTCCTATCCCTAAAGAATTCCATTATTACAGTCCACATAATCAACCCCATACCCAACTTCAACGCAACCACCCAACCATGCGAAAGACTAGGCCCGACCACCATCAAAGTCCAGAATAGAACCGTACCTAATAGTAAAAGTTTCATACTACCTCTCCAGAATTTAAACATTATTTATACACTCCTCAATCTCTCTAAAGACTCCATTCGACTTCCTCAGAGAATCGCTACGCAAAATTTTCAACCTACTCACAGACCAAACCAAAGGTCAATATTACCCATGTCCATATCTGCCAGTTCAATATCATTAATATTAATATAATTGTTAATACCGTAAACTTATTCATCCTCTATCCTCTATCAAAGTTTTTGCTGGAAGGATGGACATCAAACTTAAGGGTCACATAAAAACTAAAACATTTCTC